GCAGAATCCTTGTGACTTTGGAAATTGGATAAGTGGAGTGATTTGATCATATCATTATTATTATACAAAAAATTATTTAATTGATTTGAATAACTGCAAAACATTAGATTGCTTCACAGCAACATAATGAACAGCCAGGGCATCTGCTATGGCTTCATCCTTATACTTAATTCCTTTCCACGGGACATCATATTTTTCAACGATTGCATTAAGCACTTCACGTTTGGTGGCACTATTCTTTCCCAGCAGACATTTCTTGGCATCCATCTCAGAATACCACTCCACACCTAATTCCAGAGCGTCTGACAGCGTTTGAACCACTCCAGTAACTATACCTATCATAACAGCTGCCGAAGCGTTCTGACTACCGTGAGGTAGTTCTGTTAGTATATAAGTAACTTTGTAATGACGGATAACTCTCAATAACCGCTGGTTGATTTCACTTACCCGACGGACCGTATCATCACCTTTCCTGATCCTACGTTTATTATAGAATGGTTCAGTCTTTATGCATCCTGCCGTGAGGACGATGCCTTGGGTATCCAGTACGGCGTATCCCCAAGCAGTGATGCTGGGATCATTAGTAAGGATGATAAGCTCTTTTGGAGGATTATTCATAGTATTTGTATCTTCAATATTTCAGTTAGTCGGATAAGTATGTAAGGTTTAAAAGGGATGGAATCACCCTTCTTTTTGAAAAGTTTGAATAAACTATTTTGTTTATCAATAGTCCATAAATCACAATCAAAAGTTTCTGATTGTAGTTTTTCATTTCTGTAAGTAATTGTTACTTTCATCTCTTTTTGTTTTTACGTACTGAATCAAACTTACTTTCAATATCTTCCCACAGATCAATCACCTGATTACGGAGTTCTTTCTCTAGTCCATCACGCTCAATGATCTGTATTGACTTATCCATGGAAATGTTTAGTTTTCTTCCATTAATAATATACGGAGTTACTTTTTTCTTTTTCTTTTTATCCTGTTCTTCAGTTTCAGGCTCTTCAGGCTCTTCAGGTTCAGGAGGAGTAGTATAATCCTTAATGAACTGTAAGTTCTGGCGGATGTCATCAATTCCATAATCAAATATGATAGTCAAAGGAGCTTTTCTGTATGGTTTCCAAACGGAACTTTTAAATACTTCGATTTGTACATTTACCCCAACTTCTCGCATCACATCCTTTCCTGCAAACTTCACTTTCTTTTTGATCTTCTCAGGTTTGAAAGTCCTCAGCCGAAGGCTGGAATAGAATCCTATTGCTTCTCCTCCTGGGCTGATATATTTTTGTCCAAACTGCCCAGCATCCAAGTTTTGTCGAACCTGATTACTACAAACCATAAGTAGTTTCTTTCGAGTAAGTATACGACAAGTTTTCCGCAGCTCCTCACTGAATTCTTTTGCTCGGCGCATTCCCATCTTATCCCCATCATCCTTTTCCATTTCCATACCAGTGGATAGAGCTGCCAAGGAGTCTGCAAATACTCCATGAATAGCATTGAGAGGTTGTGGATTCCATTTCCGCACTTCAGAAAATACCTGAGGTACGGTATCCGGAGTCTGATAAGACATTTCATCTATATTCAAATCAAACATTTTAGCAAATTGCTTGTTCAATCTTGCTTCTGGGTCATGAAACATCACCTGCCCTCCATGTCTTTGTATAGACCCAGCTAATTCACTCAGTAAGACAGTCTTTCCTGATCCACTTGGTCCGAAGATTTCTACGAGTATTCCCCGTGGAAGTCCTCCTCCACGAATCCTACCTCCGGAAATAGCAAGATCTAGTAAAGTAGAACCTGTACTGATCATTTCAACAGTATCTCCATCATACTCAGACTTTTTCACTGAAGATTGGGAGGCTTTCCTTTTCATCTGATCACTCAGCTTACTGATCGGCTTCTTGGTTCTCTTCATCTTGTAGTTTTTTCAAAATCAACTCGATGTTGTATGGCAGGATCTTTTTACTATCCAATTGCTTTGACAGATTAATTTGATACTCATGCCAATTGCTACTCGGGAATTTACTTTTCTTACCTTTCCATTCCGCCCAAGCAATGTCTACAATTTTATCAATAAGTACATCTTCTGTCATTTCTCCCCTCTTGTCTCTATACCAATCCTCGATCAGTTCACGCACTATCATTGACTTGGTTATACTATAAGCTAAAGCATAAAGAGACAAGTAGGAGCTAACTTGCGAAGGCACATATGCCCCCGCAAGCCTACCTTCTGCGGTAGATGTTCCTTTACTTTTCACTTTAAGTATTGCCATTATTCTTTCTCCAATCTTTCTTTTTCTTCGAGACAATCAGCCCACTCATCACATTCATCACATTCATCGTGTTCTTCACATTCCTTTCCAAATATAAAGCCTTCAGGACATCTATCATCTTCCTTTTTCCGAGTAGGTTTTTCCTTTTTCGGTTCTTCTTCCTTCTCTTCAACTACTTTTTTGCGCCGTCTTACAGGTTTTGGTTTTTCCTCCGGTTCATCTTCCTCTGTCGCTTCTTCATCAACTACCTTTTTCTTTCTGCGTTTAGGCTTTGTTTCTGTTTCTTTTGGCTCATCCTCTATTGGAATATCATCAACTTCATCTTCATCTTCTATATCATCCATTTCGAAAAACAGATCCCGCATTTCCTGATAAGACATTATTTGTAGTACTTCATCCAGGTTTGGTACTTCATCCAGAATATCTTCATCATATGCCTCACTACGATCCTCGAAGGAAATATCTCTGGTTTCTGGATACATATTCTTTCCAAATTTTTTCCACTTGAGCTTTACTTCCAATGTTTTCCCTTCTTCCAGATCAGGAAATACTCCATTATCTTCATCTTCTTCCAACTGATCGTTCAATTCATTTTGGAATAGATATTGAGAGATATCCCAGATATAGATTTCTTCCTCGTGGTCATCTGAATCTATTGGAATGACAGCATAGAGGTTTCTATCCTTAGCAGCTGTATCTTTCATTTCATCCCAGTCAGCTCCGGCTTTCATTCGCTCAATAACATATTCACAGATTGGACATTTCTTCTTTATAGTACCACGACATACAACTGTTTTGTTATCTGCCCCTACATCTCTGTGCACTTTGAAAGGCTTCTTATACCATAATGTTCCTGGTACAGCTCTTTCTTCTGGATCATACCTATCAAGGTGTTTTTCATCCGTGACTTCGTATGGAATGATATCCAAAAGGACAGATCGGGTCTTTTCTTTCACTGAAAATACTCGCACGCCTTTTGGTAGATTGAGATACCCGTATGAGGATGCCTTTTCCTTTTGTTGTCTGGCATCCCCTACAGTTTTGTTTCGAAAATTACTTTTCCTTCTTTGTTTGCTCATGATTGTTTAATTTAGATTTAAAATATAACTCAATTGTGTCTATCCAACCTCGGGCTTGCACCCGGCTTAGAATGTATATAACAATAGATGCGGGAATTAACGCAACCATTACTATTCCTACTATACGAAAGAATTCAAGCACTACCTTGTCCTCCTCATTTTACTACTTACAGTAGAATCAGCTTTTTTCTGATTCTGTTTCTTTTGGTACTCTTTTGATAAATCTCGTGGAACTTTCGGACCGGCGAAGTATTGCAGTCCATGTAGACGTACCAAGTTCTCCAGGGCTTGTTTGCGCTGGTCCATAGCACGTACCGCTCCTTGAGCCATTTCAAGTTCATATGCAGCTTTCAAGCATCTTGAGTTTGCTTTTCCATAATTTTCTTCCAGAATGATTGCACTTTGTATGGCCGACTCTGTGACTTTGACAATACCAAATTTTTCAGGATCACTTCTGATCTCCAAATCAATTTCGGCTTTAACTATTCCCAGATTTTCCTTGGCTTCATCCAATTCCATTCTGGCTTCAGCGGCAATCTTAGTGTATTTAATCATTAAGGTAGGTTGATCTGCCCACTCTACGTCTAAGCTATCGACGTCGATTTTTAAGTCTTTTTCATAGTTCATAATGTTTAGTTTTTCTTTATGTCAATCAATTGTTGTTTACCTTTCTTATAACCTATAGTATATCCTTCATCCCAAACCCTTTGAATAAAATCTCCATACTCTTTTATAAAAGTCTCCATTGCCTGCATAGGACTTTTTATTTCATTGATTTTTGTCCCTATTAACATAAGTTCATCAAGCTTTTTTTGTTTTTCAGTATAAGTCATATCAAATCAGTTTTCAGTGATTGAATAGCACGCATATACCAGCCCAGCAAAGCCAGTGTTATAAAGAGGTTCCAGAAATTCTTCAATGACCAAGGCGGCTCTGTTGTTCTCGGCCTTCAACAGAACGGCTTGTGCATACCCCATAACATGACGGCGTATGCCTTCTGGTTCTTGGTCTTTTAATCCGTTAAGAATTCCTGAAACCCTTTTCCATCCATCACCATTGATCAATGCTCTACACAGTTCAATGCTTTCACTTTGTTCCTCAGCGGATCGCTTTGCAACGTCTAATCTCTGTTCAGGTTCTACTCGCAATACCTGATCCAGTATTTGCAAAGCATTACGTGGATG